TTTTTACCATTTACTTCATTAGATACAGATAATATTAACCCGTCATCTATGGTTTTGTCGGATGTATAATATTTGGACTTTCGATTTATTCCTATATATCCGTTTTCGTTTATCATGTATTTTTGTCCATATGCTTCCTTGGTATTGGAATATAGTACATCATTGAAATCTAATGGTGTGTTTTCGGCTATTGTATAAAAATTCTCTTCTTGTTTATTGGCGTAGTAATTTTTGAAAATGTCGTAATATGCGAGGAGTGGTACTGCATTTCTCTTTATTGTTAATGGATCACTGTATGTTTTACCTACAAATCCTGCGTAACCTCTCTGCCCTAGATATGATAATACACAGCTTTCTGATATTTGTTTTTTCGTTTTTGATTCATAATATTCTGTATCGACATCGCTTAATTCTACTTCTAATTTTGGCAGTTTGACATCACTCATTTTTAGTCCGATATTCAATGCGTTATTGTGTAGCATTGCATTGTACAGTCTGATTGGGCATTGAAACATGTCTGCTTGTACCTTATAACTTCCGAACAATGGTCCGATAGTCGGATGTGTCATGATTTGGTGTGTCAGATCAATTTCCATTGTGTCACCTGGCGTCATAAGTATTTTACAGAATGGCACAAGTGTTCCTGGTGCCATTGATGAACGCCAAATATAACTTAAGTCATGTGTAGACCTGTTATATGTTTTTAGGTCTACTTTCATTTTTTTACCACCACCTAAGGTGTTTTTTCCGATTGATTTTGTTAAACTCATAATTATTCCTCCTCTTTTTTAGGTTCTTCTTTTGATTCGTGGATTGCTCTGAATGTTGTTTCTGCCATGGCTATGGATAGAATTGCCAATAAGTCCCATGGTTTTGATTCGATGTATTTTTTGGCTTCTTTGACATTGTTGAATGTTTTTTTGCTTGCCAGTTGTCCACCTAATTTGATTACTGTCTCATTGTTTTCGTTTGTCCCGATTGAAAACGGGTCTTCCCATTCTTGTTTCATTTTTTTAAGTCGATTTTAAAATTAGTACTGTCGTTTTTCTGTTCTGCGGATTGTTTACTGTTGATTGTTGCTCCTTGGCTGTTTTTGTTTACATTCCAGCTTGAAATACAACTCTGTACCAGCACGATTGTTGCAATACCTACAGCGAATGATGCGATCAATTTAACGATCTCTAGCCATTTTTCTTTCGTCATAATACACCTCCTTTCTTTAAGTTTTTTAAGTTGAATTTTTCCAAGGCTCTTCTGTCTGTGATTTCCTTGGTTTCTATTATGCATAAGATGAAGCAATTTTTTGCAAACGCTTGATTTTTAGCATATCTTTGTGCTTCTCGTTTAGTGCAGGGTGTCCCGATATCGTGTATTTCGATTAACCCTGCACTGATGTTAATTAGTATTACTGAATAGTATCTCATTAGTCTACATCCTGTATTTCTGTTAAATACTCATCTGTTCTTTGATGCCCTATGATTACTCTTATTAATGCCTTTCTGTCCATTAGTAAAGACAATAAGCATGTCTTTTCTTTAACTTCTACGAGTTCAACTCTTTCTCTTTCGGATAAGTCTTTAAATTTTAATTTTACTACCATAACTTTAATTGTTTAATTTTATTACCATAATTCTAATTGTTTGACTATATTTCTTTTCTGATTGCGCTGCAAAGTTTTAAAATAATTCTTGATTCTACAATAGATTTCGTCTTTTTTTTCTCTTAATTTTTGGTTTATTAAAACACTTTCTCTCACGACACCATTTTTTATAGCATCTTTATACATTTCTTTACGAATTTTACGGTATCCTTCTGCTCTTCTTTGACGTTTATTCTCCTTCTTTCTCTGTTCCCATTCATTCGGATCGTCCATCATCGTTTTATTAATAACTCTTCTGTAATATTCTGTTAGGTTCTTGATTGTTGATTCATCATTTTTCTTTATTCTTTCTCCATGTACGTATGTCCAAGGGTCCTCTTGTTTGATTCCCCATATGAATTCTCTCTCTTCATCTGTGTATAGCTTGTTCTTGTAATATCTTGGCATGGCTATCATCTGCCCGTTGGCTGCCTGGTATCTGTCATCTGTGTCTTTTCCGCAAAATCTGTTTCTTATTCTGTTTCCGGAAACGTACCCACGTCCAATGCCAGCACTTGTAAATACCCTTCCCGTAAACCATGGATGTTTTACGTCTTCCTTTAACATATATTTTGTAATGTAGTTCGCCGTTCGTGAAGAACAGTATTTTCCTACGTACACTATACCGTAACCCCATTGTTGTTTTATTAGTTCGGCTGCCCTCTGTCCAAAAACGATTCCATGCAGATGTATTCTGTCGTTCTCTTCTCCAAGCTCTGTTACACACCAGTGTTTTAAACTCTTTCCTGTTTGTTTTCTGATTCTCTCTAAACATCTTCTTAGTGCCAATTTTGCTATCGCATTTTCATTTCCTTTGATTTCTTTCACTTCTTCGATTTCCATTAAGTTCTTCATACTCTCTGGGCTTATTGTAAGTGTTACGAAGTATCCGAATTCATATTTCAGATTTTCATGAATTCTTATACTCCATTCTCTTGCTCGTTTCTTCCGACATTCATAACATTTCCCACATTCTGCTTCTATGTATCGGAACCTTTCATCTGTACATTTTGGTGGATTGTATCCATTCTTTTTATTAGGCAAATATTTTGGATTTAAGAGCGTTTTTTTGTATAGACACATAATTTATTTCCTCCTATTATAAAGTGAGCGCTTGCGCCCTAAGATAGGGTAATAGGGGGAATCTTTTCCCCCTATATGTTCCCTGGACTCCGAAGCGGATGCGCAGGAGATTCGGCAATGACCTGTCCCCTCAGATGTCGAAGACGTCGGTTGACCGAGGAGTCCTCGACTCCGACGCTATACCCTCTCAAAAACTGTCGACAGTTTTTGCAGTAATACATAGCGTTTAGCTTCCCGGTTTTATCATTTTTGTGGCTGCTTCCATTAGTCCCAATACTGTATCTACCATAAGTCGGTCTTTTTCGATATCCATTTTGATTTTTCCGAGTCCTATTTGTTCTCTCATAATATCTAGTTTTCCGATTACTTCTTTTTCGTTGATTTCCAATTGTCCCTTCCTGGTCTTTATTTGACTTGTTAAATCTTCGACAGTTTTCCCTATGAGTGTTTTTTGTTCCTCGTTTATTGTTACTCTGCTCTGGCTTTCCAGGATTGATTGCATTGTAGATTTGATGTTCAGTCTTGTTTGTTCTACTATCATGTCGACTGTTCTTCTTTTTACATCATTGTCTATTTTCAACCCATCTATTTCCTTCATGATTTTTTCTGCTTCCTTACTTAGTTTGTGTGTTTCCATCTCGATACTTCTTGATAGATACCAACTCTCGGTCTCCTTTGCATTTGTTAATCTCTCTAGAGCGTCTTGGAGTGCTGTTACTCTTATTTTGTAGTTTTTTTCAGCTTCGTTTAAATCTCTCTTGCTTTGCTCGGATAATTGTTGTTCCTTGATCAGCTTGGTTGCTTCTACGATATTGTCGGCAGAAACTGTCGACAGTTTTGTGTCTGCCTTTGTTTTTCCGGTGTCTGCTTCTGTTTTTTCGGTTTCAGCATTGATTTTTGAAGCTTGTGCATTATTGAGTGCAATTTGACTTTCAATTGATTTTGCTTGTAATCCCATCATTACGGCTTGTGTTCCTGGATTGCCTACTCCTTGTACTTCGGCTCCTGTTCCGCCGCCTGAACTTACACTTGAGCCGCCCTCCCCTCCGATACCGTACATTAGACCTGGATTTAGTCCAGCTTCTTTTAGCCTTTGCTTTTGCTGTTCCGGACTGTTCCATTCTGCTTGTTTATCGAACATTTGGTTTTGTTGCTCGAAATTGATTCGATTCATTGTTTTTGTATATTCCATTGATTGTGCTGCTGCTTGAGTATTGTATTTGTTTTGCAGTGCCATCATTTCTTTTTCATGCTGGTATTGTCTTTGTTCCGCTTTATTGCTTCCACCGAACAATCCCATAATCCCGTTGACTATTCCGCCTGTTAGCATATTTGCTCCTGTTTTGGCGACTGATTTTCCTAATTCTATTCCGAATCCCATAATTGTAAAATTTTTTTATTATGCTTATTTTCGCGCTTTTCAAGCGTTTTACCTTATTACTTGATATATATTGCTACGTGCGTACCGCATTTTTAAAAGTAGGGGAGAAGTTTATTTTTTTTACCCCTCCCCTTTTGGTAGCACTAGCGAACCCTACTTTGTACCTGCGTTGCCTGTGTCAACTTTTGCAGGTTGGTTTTCGACAGTTTTTTCCCCTGTATTTTCTCTCTGGGCAATCTTCATTGCTATGATCTTGCTTTTATTATTACCAACTTGTTCCATTGCATCCTGTGCAATTTCCCACCGGTCGGTTCTTATGTTATATGCCGGATTTACGCCATCTTTTCTCTCTGTATAAATGATTGGTGCTCCGTCTTCGATAGGTTCTCCATTTTCGGTGATTCTTCTTACTTTTTCCTCTATATATTCTCCTTCTTTGGTTTGTATTGGACCAAAGTTATTAATTGATGGTACTATTACTCTTTTCATAATTTTGTTTTTTTTATAAGTTAGGAATTACTTTTGCTGAAATCATTCTTCTTGCTTTGATGTTCGCTCCGATTTGTACCCAAAAATTCATCGCATTTAAATCTGTGTCTGCAAACACATAATTATACTTTTGTGGGTCAATATAACTTGTATAATCACCTTCTTGTGTTTTTGGATTTGATTCAAACCAACGGTTTAATACCATGAATGCTTCATTGTCTTTGATTGCAAAACTTCCGTATGTTTTATTGAAATTTGTCATGTAATCTATCCATGCTGGTTGTTTTCCTATACTTCCGTTTATTTTTATCCCCTCTGAATTATAATATACACTTTTCCAATCAAGTGTCTCACACATTCTGTCTTCGAATCCGATTGCATCAAGTGCAGGTTTATGAATATCATCCAGTGTCTCGAGTGTTGTGTCAAAATCATTTCCTTGGCAATAATCTACCCTTGGTGTTAATGATACAATACCTATTAGGTAGCTTGGCTCTGATGCTTTGACAACTAAGTGTCCGCCCTTTTGTCCTGTCGTTTTTCCTCGTCCTGCGAGTGTTCCCAATGGTTCATCTTGAGTCGCACTCTGACTGATTACTTCTTGGAACTCAAGTTCTGCCGACATTCCACCCTCGTAGATTGGAGTTTCGCTTCGTTCGATGTAATCATTTGTGTAGACAGTTTCTATCCAATCTTGATAAGTTCCACCGCTTACTGCAATTCGGTTGAGCATATCATATACCTTTTTTGCCAGGTTGAGTGTATCCAGTTGGAAACTGTTGCTTTCAGGGTCAATTTTGACTGCTGTTACGGCATTGATTCCGTTAGGTCCATCTATCCATTCAGTGTTTACCCAGTTGTTGAATATGTCGGATTGATATGTTTTAACACATAATCCACTTTGGTTGCTTATACTGTTTAGCCCTGCTAACCCTTGCAATCCTTTGAATGGAAATTCATTGTTTGATTTATTATATCCACCAATTGTTATACCCCATGTTCTCTGGAACAATTCCTTAATGTATGGCCAACCTTCCTTTGTTGTCCATTCTCTTTTTCCAGCTCCTAGTAAGTCTTCTCTTACTTCATCAATTTCGCTAAGTTTATATTTGTGTAAACTTTTGGTTTTTGTATCGATTGTTTTTTCAATTAAGACGCTTACTGTTACTTCTCCGGATTTTTTGAGTTTGAATACTTGTACATCCGTATTCCCGTATTTTGGTACATTCCATGTTTGTTTACTTGGTTCTTCTGATTCTGTGTCAATTATATCTACTAGTCTGTAATTTATATACTCTTTTTTACCATTTACTTCATTAGATACAGATAATATTAACCCGTCATCTATGGTTT